CTTCGTCGTCGATTGGTTTTTACCAATTGGCGATTGGTTGAACGGTATGGATGCGATGTTGGGTTATACTTCTGCATATACTTCCATCAGTTCGCTTCAGAAAATGAAGTGGATTGGGAAGGGCAAAAGCAACTCTACACCGTACCAGACCTTTGTCAACAGCTATTCTGAGAGTAAGTCGATCGTTCGGTTGAGTCGCTCCGCTTCCAGCGGAGTTCCGATACCGTCGATGCCGCCCTTAAAAGATGGGCGGTCCCTTGGACATATGGCTAACGGCTTGGCGTTACTTAGCCAAGCTTTTGGTCGTACTCCCAGGAGTGCTAAAAGCATCCTTGGGAGAAACCCTGGTAGGCCTTTTATTGCACGGTATGGTACCGTGTAGGGAAGTTCTTCCAGTAAACTGTCAGTAACCACAACCCCATAACGGGGAAGGAAGTAGTCTCATGACTGCCATAGCTGCTCTCACGATCCCGGATGGTCAAGCGTCGCCGGTCAACCACACGTTTAGCCCCGTCTCAACAGACGGTGCGAAAGCCATGTGGGCTGACCGGGCTCCGACCATTCCCGCGGGCTTCAGGACGACCTCTTTCGAGGTCGCCCCGCCTTCGGGGAACCGAACTGTCTACAAGGTCACCGGCGGGTTTATGATTCCCGTGGTGGCTACAATAGCCAGTGTCGATCAGGTGGTTCGGTACTCGAGTGCTCAGGTTATCCTGAACATTCACCCGGACTCCGTACTCCAGGAACGCAAGGATCTCCTCGCCTACGTGGCCAACTTCTTGGGCCTCGCTGACGTGAAGACATGCGTTCAAAACCTCGAACCCGTTTACTAGCTAGTAAACGAACTAGGAGAAGAAAGTGGAAAGTCAAAAGTGTTATAACACTCGTAACGATCGTTCTCTTCCTAGGGGTTCGCGCACTCGGAGTTCAGTGCTCCCTCGTCGAAAGCGTGGGGTCATGTCTCAGTCGGATTTCTATCCAACTGAGCTGGCCCTAGCCAAGGCGGGTGAGCGACTCCGTAGAGAGGTCGAGAAGTATACTGGGTTGACGGGCTGGAAAGAGTTATCTAACTCCGACCGGAACCGTGCTTCCCAGGTCTTCAGAGACCTGGCGCTCAAACAGTACGTGAAAACGTTGGCAGAAGGACTTGACCCAGATCAGAAGTGGTCTGGGCTAAGTTACGCGCCTGTTGTCTAGAACAACACTGTTTGTAAGGTTGTACCCCTTTAAGAAGGAGTATGTCTATGCGTAAACGCAAGACTTCTGGTGCTAGGATTGGGTTCTCGAACGAACGATTCATAGAGCAGTTGGCCATCCTCCCTGGCATTCCGCCAGTCGGGGAGTTAGGTCGATTAACGCCTTTGGTCCTTACGGATCTTCAGGCTGCTCGACAGAGTCTACTACTTCGGGAGTTGTTCTCCAAATTCGACGATGGGAAACCGTCGGAGGAAAAGGAGGGCACAACGTGGAAGAAATTCCATGAAGCCGAAAGCATCTGCAAGTTGACCAACCGAGACTTTCCGCTCCGGTTTCGCACTGATCGCTTTTGGCGAGAAGTGTATTTCCGGATAGAGCGGGTACTCGGTCCATTCAGCTGGGATGAATGCTATAAGGGCATGGGCTTTGGCCCTGGTGCAACCACCAGGCTCCCAAGGACTAGGTCCTCAGCAGCCTATAAATACTCCGGTATACCGGAGAGCACCTCAGGCAATGCAACTCTTGCTACATGTTGTATTAACATGGAACCACTTTGGAGACAGAGTGTGGGGGTTCCCCCAGAGAGTCCGGACAGCCTAGTCAAGGTTGTTCCCGGAAATTGCATTATCGTCGTTCCGAAGAACTATAAGTCTGGACGAACCATTGCCAAAGAACCCGATATGAACATTTACGTTCAGAAGGGGATCGGCAGTGTGATCCGTCGAAGGCTTAAGTCCGTTGGAGTTGACCTAAACGATCAAACCAGGAACCAGCTAGCCGCCAGATTTGGCAGCGAAACGGGTGAGTTGGCTACCATCGACTTATCGATGGCCAGCGACACTTTATCCTATGAGGTCGTCAGTTATCTCCTACCTAACAGCTGGTGGTATGCTCTAGAGCAGAGCAGATCACCGGTTGGCGTTCTTCCTTCTGGAGACCGATTGGTATACCAGAAGTTCTCGAGTATGGGAAACGGCTACACATTTGAGCTTGAAACGCTCATATTTTGGGCAATTGCCCAGACGGTGTGTAGTTGTCCCACTGAGAAGGATAATCGTGTACTTGTCTACGGGGATGACCTTGTAGTCCCTTCCGATAAGGCGGAGTGCCTAATGGAGCGTCTAAGGGAAGCGGGCTTTAGCCCGAATCCTGATAAAACGTTCCACGAAGGTCCGTATAGAGAAAGCTGTGGTAAACACTTCTTTCTCGGACACGATATAACGCCGTTCTACGTCAGAAAGCCGGTTAAGGCCCTAGATCGACTATTCTTAGTTCACAACAACGTTTTTCGTTGGGGTGAGCGAACGAGTGTCGATATTTCCTCAGTC